GAATTGGCAAACGCTGGTTTAGAACAGGTGGCGCCAAGAAAAGAAAAAGGATTAGGTGTAGATGTGGTAACTGGTGAAAGTGTTGATATGATTGATAAAGGAATAATTGATCCAGTACTTGTGACTAAATCAGCACTTAAAAATGCAGTAAGTGTAGTTTCAACAATAATATCTGCAGATTGTGTAATTTCAAATATGAGAATGAATGAAAGCAATCAATAGATATATAATAGTAAAGAATATAAAGACAGAACCTAAAAAGGTTGCTGGTCTCATAATGACGGACGATACAGACGTAGATAACCGTTATATAAAAGCAAAAATAATATCATGTGGAAATCTTGTAGAAGGTTTAAAAGATGGAGACACGATATATTACGATAAACATGCTGGACACGACATTTCATGGAAAGATACTCTTTATAGAGTTATTCGTGATGGTGACGTTGTTTTAGTATGCTAGTTATCATTACAAGCCGATGATAGCGATTAAAACAATTATTAACTAAAAAAATTATTAAAAATGGCAAGAGTATTTTTTGATACAAGAAAAAACATCCACGCACTTAATGCTGCGTACACTGTTTTACAAAGTGACTCAGGTAAGTATTTTATGGTTTCAAATTCATCAGGTGGTGCTTATGAAATTACATTACCCGTAGCTGCTAATTTAGAAGAAGGTTGGTTCTGCAAATTTGTTGTTGTAGAAGAAACACCAGGTCACGCTGTTACGATAGCTGCTGGTAGTGCAATTCTTGATGGTGTACAAAAAGACGCTGGAGGTGATGCTGCAAATTCAACAGCTGGTACTGCAGTATCAAACCTAATTATTGGAACAACAGCGCAACAAGGTGATGTGATAAATTTATTTACTGATGGTTCAACTTATTACTTTGAGTGTTTATCAGGAATAAATAACGCAATTACTACGTCGTAAACGACTTAACAGATTAACCTAAACCATAATCCACAAACCTAAAACATAGAAAAACAAAAACAAATTACTAATCAAAAATTTAAAAAATCATGGAAGCATATATGGAAAAGTATTTATACTTTAGAACAGTAGCCGACGAAGATGATGATGATGGAGACACTGGGTCTTCAGGAATCGCTCCTACGTCAATTGCGATACCAGCGTCTTCAATAGTAGGTATAGCGCCTTCAGCAGCTGGAACAGTTACAATTTGGTTTCAAAGTGTTAGAAACAGAATAGCTGGTGCAACTGGAGAAGAAGTTATAAAAGACAGCGTCGTACTAAACGTAACAACACATCGCCATAAAGCAGTTATGGATGCTATTATTAGATCTATTAATGGTGGACCACATTCAGACGGTTGGATTGTTGTAGCTGACGATATGACTACAAACCAAGCGAATGATACTGTAGTGGCGAATTACATACACAAAGATTTAACATCTTGTGGTGCAATTAATATGGCTGCAGCACAATCTTAATAGTTAACTAAATTATAAATATTAAAAATAAAAAAAATGATAATAGACAAATATCTTTATTTCAGAACACAAGCTGATCAAGATGATGATGATGGTATAGATGATTCGTTATATCTTCCTGCTAGACAGATAACAGCGATTGTACCTACATCTACTACAGCGATAACTATTTTCTTTGAGAGTATGTATAATACTTTCGCGAATGTAGCTGAAGATCTAAATGTTATTTCTGACAGCGTAGTAGTAAACTGTACTGCTGGAAAAGTAAGACAAGTAATGGAAACATTAGTTAGATCAATAAATTCTAACAAACTTTATGGTGACGGTATTATTGTTGTAGCAGATGATGTTACTACAACTTACTTAACTTCTTCAGCGTCTGCTGACGAAACAGTTGATGCTAAAGTTCTTGACGCGGGAATTACTAGTTGCGGAGCAATTACAATTGCAGCAGCGAACTCTTAATAGTTAAATATTGAGATTAACCGCGCAGGATCTGCGTGAAATGAATATCCTTAAGTATTACAGGCTCACTAGAAAGTGGGTCTGTAAAACTTACGGGTTAAAAGATGCAGATTTAGAATTATTAATTTATTTAGATTGTAAAGGAAGATTTACACGAAACGATTTTATCAACGGAGTTTATACATACTCATGGGATAAAGCAAGATGGGAGAGATTAAGAGATGAAGGTTGGATAGATGTATGGAGACATAGGAATCGTACGACTATTATGTACTCTGTATTTAAAACCTCGTGGAAATGCTCTCAAATGATAAGTAGGATATATAGAATCCTATTAGGTGAGGAAGACTTACCCACTTCAGAAAGAAGTATATTTTATAAAAATAAATCATATACAGATAAAGTTTACAATAAAGCTATAGATGATATGATAAAAGATAAAGATAGATAATGGGATTTAAACTAGGTAAAAATCGAGGTAATCACGCTATTGGTGGCGAGATTAAAACTAAAATGCGTTTTGGCAAACAAAATGGAGACGGTGATATATCTGTACCTGGAACACCTATTATTAGAACAAAACTAGCTAAAGGTATACATGGCGAGGCTAATATGGATGGCAGTATATATATTAGTGATAAAATAGAACCTGGAAGTTTCCAAGAAAGACAAACTATTATACATGAAATGAGACATGCTACAGATATGAAAATCGGTAAATTAGAATATGCTGATGATTATATAAAGTATAACGGTGAAACTTTTCCAAGAGAAACAAAAAGAGGAAAGGATATGATATTGATAGATGGAGAGTGGAGGGAAGCTGGAGACACTGGTTTCCCTTGGGAAATGGACGCAAACAATGGAAATAAACATTAAAATTAAATTATGTTAGGAGGATTATTCTCTGGGGGAGCTGCAGATTTAGTAAAAGGTGTAGGTGGAGTTATAGACAACTTACATACGTCTAAAGAAGAAAAGCTCGAAGCAGAAAGAAAAATAAAAGAAATTATAGCTAATCACGAGATTGAGATGGAAAAAAACATCACAAGTAGGTGGGAAGCAGATTTAAAATCAGATTCATGGCTTAGTAAAAACGTTAGACCATTAGTCTTGATTTTTTTAATAATATGTACTATGTTGTTAATATTTATCGACGCAGGTACAATTAATTTTGAAGTCAAATCCTCGTGGGTTGACTTATTACAACTAGTATTAATAACAGTGATCGGAGCTTATTTTGGCGGTAGATCACTAGAAAAAGTAAAAAAATAAAATTATGGGATACTTTACAGTAAGAATAGCTCCTGATATAGTAGATGGAGATATATCTAAAATAATTGCAAGTAACAAAACAGACGCACCATTTGCATCTGGAGATATACTTTTTGATTGGCAAGCATTACAAGTTCCAAAAGGAACTAATAAATTAGTTAGTATATCAGGTTACATGATGGGTCAAGATGGTGGTACTCAAGTAAATTCTGATATAGAATTTATATTTGCAAAATCGATAAATGGTGTAGCTCCAACAACTTTAGGTGAAGAAAACGATCCACAAACAGCTTGCTTTGAATTACCATTACACTATATTGGAATGGCCTCTGTTGAAGGTACTTCAAAAGCTACGATTGGCGCTGCTTTTGGAGATACGTTTAGTTCTGGTCACCAAGGTGCTGCTAACGGATTTACAGTAGATTTAATTTTAGAAGGCGAACCTGATAGTGGTCAAAATGTTGGTTATGATGTTATATATGTAGCTGCTTTTGCTGGACAGGCAATTGATTTTTCAACAGGAGTATTAGCAAATTACGCTTCTGGAGCTCCTAGTGCTGACTCTACAACAAGTATAGTTGTGGATACAGTAGACGCTAGAAAATGCTTTCAAAAAGACGACATTGTGTATGTTCACGATGTAGACACTGCGCTTGGTACTGTTTCTTCAGTAACAGATACTGCAATTACACTAACAGCGAATAATGGCGCTGCCGTTGCAAATAACGATGAAATAATGAATGCAACTCCAATAAAAGTAATATTTGGATTTGAAAGAATATAAAAATAAATTAAATTAACTTAAATTAAATAAAAATGGCAACAAGTAAAGTAAAAGGTACTAATGCGAAGATTAAAGAACTTAAAGGCATGAAACCTGAAAAAATAACTGATGAGCAGTTAAAGAAAGTTCAAGATACAGTAAATGGAATCAATAGATCACAATTAGAAATAGGATCTATAGAGATAAAAAAGCATGAAATGATGCATAATGTAGCTAGTCTTAGAGATGATTTAGTATCACTACAGAAAGAATTTGAAAAAGACTATGGTACATATGATATTAACGTTCAAGACGGTACAATAAACTATCCAAAAGAAAATGGCAAAGCTGATAAGAAAGATTAGTGTAGGTAAAGACTACAAGAATGACGCTATGCACTATGCTGTTGGACAAGAGGTGTACGGTGGACACACTATTTGTGATATAATAGAAGAAGATGATAAATTTTCTGTTTATATTAAAAAAGATAAGGATGTTTTACCTTGGAAAGATTTCAATAAAAACATGGCAGTATCTGTAGAATATAATCTAGAATACTAATGAAGAGTGTTTACAACTTTGTTGTAACACCAAAAGGAAAAAGATATAACAATAAGAAAAAAGTTGGAGATTCAGAGTTGATTCTCAACACTGAAATTTTTAATCATCAATATGTAAATAGAGAAGCTATTGTTATATCAACACCTATAGTTGGTGATACAGATATAAAACCAGGAGATACAGTTATAGTGCATCACAACGTGTTTCGTAGATGGCATAATATCAAAGGTGTTGAGAAAAATAGTAGATCTTATTTTGATGAAGATACTTACTTTATAAACTATGATCAAATCTTTTTATACAAAAGAGATAAAGAATGGATGGCACCAAAAGGATATTGCTTTGTAAAACCCTTAAAAGCAATAAATCAATTTAATACCGAAGCGGAAAGACCACTACAGGGTATTATTAAATATTCAGATGGAACAATTAAAGTAGGGGATTTAATTGGATTTAATCCAGGTAGTGAATATGAATTCGTTGTAGATAACGAAAGGATATATAGAGTTTTATCAAATTTAATTACAATCAAATATGAATATCAAGGAGACGAAGAAGAATATAATCCAAGCTGGGCAGAAAGCAGTTGAAGAACTGATTAAAGTCGCTAAAGAACCGATTGTAGATTCAGATGACGATATTTCAGCAGATAGACTTAAAAATGCTGCAGCTACTAAAAAACTAGCTATATTTGACGCATTCGAAATACTTAATAGAATACAGGAGGAGGAAAATCTTTTGGAAGGTAAAGCGCCTGAAGAAAAAAAAGAAAGAGTATTTAAAGGATTCGCAGAAGGAAGATCTAAATAATGTACGAACAAGATTTATATAAGATAATTGAACCTATTAAAAAAACGACTATTAGTCGTCTTAACAAAGGTAAAAAATGGAAATATGGATACAATAAAGAACACGATATCATTGTTATATCAAAAACTGGAAAAATTGGGGAAATTTATGAAATCCAAAACTTGCGAATTGGCTTGCCGCTGGAACCAGTGCGAGTGCACTTGCGGAAAGAGGACAAATGGATAAAACAAGAATATCCTAAAGAACTAAGTAGGATTAAAAATATATTCGATTGGAGAAATTATCCAGAAGAATCTAAAGAACAGTGGTTCGATTATATAGATGAAGAATTTAAAAGAAGAGATGAGGGTTTTTGGTTTTACAATAATGGTAAACCAACATATATAGTAGGTACACATTATATGTATTTGCAATGGAGTAAAATTGATGTTGGTGCTCCAGATTTTAGAGAGGCAAATAGATTGTTCTTTTTATTTTGGGAAGCATGTAAAGCGGATAAAAGATGTTATGGAATGTGCTACTTAAAAAATAGACGTTCTGGATTTTCTTTTATGAGTAGCGCTGAAACAGTTAATTTAGCTACTCTTGCGAGTGATAGTAGATATGGTATACTATCTAAAACAGGTGCAGATGCCAAGAAGATGTTTACTGATAAAGTAGTACCTATTAGTATAAATTACCCATTCTTTTTTAAACCTATTCAAGATGGTATGGATAGACCAAAAACAGAGTTGGCATATAGAGTTCCTGCTAGTAAGTTTACAAGAAAGAAAATTACAACTAACGAAAAGTTAGAAGATATACAAGGTCTAGATACAACTATAGATTGGAAGAATACTGGAGATAATAGTTATGACGGTGAAAAACTAAATCTACTAGTACATGATGAGAGTGGAAAATGGGAGAGACCTGATAATATATTAAACAACTGGAGAGTTACAAAAACATGTTTACGATTAGGTAGTAGAGTAGTTGGTAAATGTATGATGGGTTCAACAAGTAATGCTTTAGATAAAGGAGGTGATAACTTTAAAAAATTATACAATGCATCAGATGTCACTAAAAGAAATAGAAATGGTCAAACAAAATCTGGTTTATACTCTTTGTTTATCCCAATGGAATGGAACTACGAAGGATTTATTGATGAGTACGGAATTCCAGTATTCACTACTCCTGACACAGATGTGCTCGCCCCAGATGGTGAACTAATAGATATAGGCGTAATAGATAGTTGGCAAAACGAAGTTGATGGTCTTAAAGATGATCAAGACGCTTTAAATGAATTTTATCGTCAATTTCCTAGAACAACAGAACACGCATTTAGAGATGAAGCAAAGGGGAGTATATTTAATTTAGTAAAAATATACGAGCAAATAGATTATAACGACGAAATGTCTAGGACTCTAGGAATTACAACTGGTAATTTTCAATGGGTAAACGGAGTTAAAGATACACAAGTTATATTTTACCCAGATCCAAAAGGTAGATTTAAAGTAAGTTGGGTTCCACCTTCTGGAATACAAAATAGAGTGGTACTTAAAAATGGTATAAAATATCCTGGTAATGAACACATGGGGGCATTTGGTTGTGACTCTTATGATATATCAGGGACCGTAGATGGAGAAGGATCTAAAGGAGCTTTACATGGCTTAACCAGGTTTAGTATGGAGGACGCTCCTGCGAACAGTTTCTTTTTAGAATACTTATCAAGACCACCTACGGCAGAAATATTTTTTGAAGATGTTTTAATGGCATTAGTATTTTATGGTATGCCAATATTAGCAGAGAATAATAAACCTAGATTATTGTACTATTTAAGAAGAAGAGGATATAGAGGATTTAGCATGAATAGACCAGATAAGATTTGGAATAAATTATCTGTAGCAGAAAAAGAAGTAGGTGGTATACCTAACTCCTCAGAAGATATAAAACAAGCTCATGCCGCGGCAATTGAGATGTATATACAAGACCATGTTGGTGTAAAACAAGATGGAACATTTGG